AATATCGGCAGTGTCGGCTACTAAGCTATCAATATTAGCTGTGCCATCTATATATAAATCTTTAAACTCTAAAGAGCTTGACCCTAAGTCAATGTCGTTGTCGGTTACTGGTAGGATAGCTCCATCGGCTATGTAGAGCTGTTGAGTTGATGTCCCTGAGACATCTAGCCAAAATTCTATGTGGTCATTGGTTGTATCTATTAAGATTTTGTTGAGTGGTGTGGTTAGTCCAGCATCACCTATCAGACCGATAACTGGTCCTTCAGCTGTAGTACCATCGTGTTTGTGTCCTGTTGCATTATTAAAAACAGCTAATAACTGATTGTACTCATCATTAAATAAAGCTGCTGTGATGGTATCGCCATCTTGGAATGTACTTTGTCGGATATATCCTGCCATATTTTATCTCCTACCTGAAGGTATGTAATCTACATAAAATCCATTTACTATATAAGGTGCTTTAGTATCAAAACTAAAAAACCTAAAACTATTACTGTGTCCACTACCGACCAAAGACTCCCTTACTAAAGGTTGCTCTGGTGCTCCAAAAATAGCTGAACCAAAAATAGCTGAGCCAAATGTTGCTGGAGCTGGAACTTCATCTAAGACTATGTCACTTGGTTGAGGTATGTTAGAGTCGCCATAGTCAAAACGAACTCTTAAAGTTGGTTGAATATCTGATTCTGGAGTTATAGAAATCTTAATATAATGCAAAGTCTTTAACGTACCAAAATCACCATAGTCATAATCTGGTGTTTGATAGATAGCATCTATAGTTGAGCCATCAAACGCATAACCAACATCGTGGGTATAAACATACCCGGTAGTATCTCCATGATAATAAACCTCAATTCCATCATTATCAAAGTTAGAATTGACATCAGTAACTTCTAAGCCTTTGGTTTCTGACCATTGAAAACCATTAGGTCTTAAGGTGCCAATAATGCCTTGCTGTGCTGATTGCACTGCATTAGGGTTAGTATAATACAAACGGTACTGTGACTTTTCCCTAATAACTAAACTGGTAATAATATAATCATCAACAGTTCGAGCTAGTTCAGTAATGATTGGTTGTATTTGTTTTGAGACTGTCCCCAACTCAACGTCACCAATTCTTGCAGTACCAGCAACTGTTCTGATACCATCTGGTGCGAGAAAGACTAAGTCACCACCAATCTCTTGAATACTGTAACCACTTAAGCAACCTACGTTTTCAGCAACAGGAACAACAGCTATTGTCGAAGAGTTATTAATGTTTATTAATTTATGAATACTATTTTCACAAAAGATAAATAAATCTTCACGGAAGCCTCTAATACCTACTATCTGGTCTGATATTGCTATAGCATTTGTACTTGGAAAAGATGAAAACGTATTTTTAGAACTATAATATAACGTATTTAAATTGTCTTCTACTCCAGCTGCGATTAAATGGTGGTCGTGGACTGTAACATATTTAACAGCTTCTCCTGAACCACCTACATCTACTTCTGAAGTAAAAAAAGTTCTAGTATTTAAATTACCAGTCCCTTCCATTCTAAAGCTAAAAACAACATTAGCTCCATCAGCTATATTTAATTCACCATAATCAAAGTTAGGACCTTCAAATAAAGCAAAGCTACATTGTCCTTGTCCAGTTCTATTGGTTGCTGTTTTACCAGTAAAGGTTGTGTAGTTATCACCAGAATTTGCTGATAATTTATTTATTTGTAACCAAGTAGCTCCATCATTACTAAAATAAATATCATCACTAACACAAGCAATTACACCATCAGCATACGGAAAGACTCCTAAGATTCTATCAGCTGCTCCACTTGGTCGTGTTGCTGTAACTTCACCAACTTTATACTTAGTATAACCATTGATTCTTCTATAACCACCTTCAATAGAAACTTCAAAGTTCTGTAATTGTGTTGCAGCTCCCGGGATTTTTAATAAATCTATTGAGTTTGATGAGGTTACTAAACCGCCATCACATGCAACTGTATAAGGTTGTGAACGTGCCATCTGTTAAAAATATCTTCTATCATCAGTCATATACTTAGGCTGAGGGTTCAGTAAGTTTGACTTCATACTTTTCATAGCTTTTCGATAATCTTCTAAAGCAAAAGCAGCTTGCTGTGGTGATTCTTTAAACTGCCAAACGTAATATCTAACTTTAGAAGTTATGACATTACTATATTGTTCTGGTAAGACTATGGTATCATCGTAAGCTGATAAAGCTGTTGGCTTAGTAAAAGCATAAAAATGTATATTATAAACTTTATCAGGAATTGGACTCAAACCAAACTTTCTGTGGTCTGGTGATTTAATCACATAACGAGGTTCGCCATAGACTTGAGTGTCTGCATCGTCAGCATTTTCACTATCTCTGTTGTGTTTTTTCCAATCAGCTAAAGTTAAAAAAGTTAAACCTTTGGATACATAGGGAGCTGTTTCACCGGCAACATTAATAGTTGTCATGTAAAAATCATCCCAATCAACAGAAGAGTAATCATCTGCAATACTAGTACTATCAGACTTTAATAAGTACCATCTAGTGCCAGCAACAGTAGCAACTGTAACATTGCCATAAAAAGGGTCAGTAGCTCCACTAACATCAGCTGCAAAGAAAGGTAGTTGAGGTTCTTCGTTAGCTATATCAAAGATAGCTTTATTAACTGTATCTTTAACAAAAGCTTGAAAACCTTTAGCACTTGCAAAGTTTCCTGCAGTTAAAGGAACTTCATTTAGTTCTCTTAAGATTTCATTAGTTATATCTAAATATGTTGTTGCCATTATTTTTTATGTTTCTTTTGTATTGCAAAGTTTGCTGACTTACTTGCACCTTTGTGAGGTTTGTAACCGTCTTTAGGGTCTTTCATTAGTGTGTAAGACTTACCAGCCTTCATCCAATGATAACCTTTAGGTGCTGATACTTTCATTATTTTTCGCCTTCCATCTTCATGGTATTATAGCCTGTTTTACTCATACAAGCTTTTTCCATATCTCCGATAGAAGCATATCCACCTTTATTGTACATCATTCTTTTTTTCATGCCACCTTTCATGTAGCCCATTCTTTTCTTTTTATCTCCGTGTTTCATTATCTCTCCTATAAAAAATGGAAGGCTCCGAAGAGCCTCCCGAGTAATATTAGTCTACTGCGTAAAAAGCAGAAACTAAAGCTTTTGGTCTAAGAACTTTTGCTCCATAGACATGTAGTCCTCTAACAATATCACCAAATGAATCTGGGTCTCTAATGACCTCAGTTGATGTAATTGTTTGAGCAGTAGAAACTGCTGACATGTGTCCACAAAGGACTTTACCTGTAGCAGTTGAAGTACTTGCAATGTTATTTGATTTGTACATTGAGAAACCTCTTAACTTACCACTGGAAACTAAACCATTTCTGATTGAGCCTTGTCCAGCATTAAAATCTACTGATAGTAGTTTAGAACCTGACTGTGATAGTTCCTCATAAAAACTTGGAGGAGCTACGAACCATCTACCTTCTTCAGGTATATTTTCATCGTCAAGTAATCTTGCCATTCTAGCCATTAAGTCTAAAGCATCAACACCTGTTCCGTCTGAACCTAGTAGGTCAACAGAAGCAGTTGTTTCACCTAATCCAGCTGTACCAGCAGCTGCATCAGCACCGATAACATGGTCTGGAGAAGATGAAGATACTCCTGCGAACATCTTAGCTATAACACCTTCGTCAAAAGCATCTCTTAATGAGTATGCTGCTGAAGATGTTGCAACTTCTTTAAAGTTCACATGTGACATTTGACTTTCAATATCATCTACGATGAATTTAAAAGCATTAGCTGTATCTACGATAAGAGTAGTTTCTACATCTGTAAGAGGTGTTTTATCAACATTTGCTCCTCTTTCGTATTCATACACTGTAATTTCTGGTTCGTTAATTATCTTAACAGTATCTCCGTATCCTGAAATCTCACCTGCGTAATCTGTGTTTGTAATTGCTTCGACAACAGAGGCTTTCCTAAAAAAGTTTAAAACCTTTTTGGAATAAATTTCAGGCAAGAAATTATTACCGCTAAAGTTAGAACCAGACGATTGTGCGAAATTTTCATTCGATTGGTTATAAGCCATTTTTCTTTCCTTAAATTATTTAAAAAGTTTATCTTTGAATTCTGCCTTCATGCATGGCTTTACTGATTTCTTCTTCATATTTGTCGAATTCATCCATGCTCATAGCAGAAATCTCCTTAGTAGTCCAAACTTTCTCTTGCTTAGGTTCAACACTTGTTGTTTTGGTTGAAACCATATCAGCAGCAGAAGATTTGGTCTTTCTAGAATTTGACTTCTTCGGTTTGGAGTCCATACCAATATCTCTTTTGAATAAATCTATAGCTCTTGAAGCTAGGTCAGCATCATCAGCATTTTTATATACCCAGTCTTGGATAGATTGTGGCTGTGATTTTGCCCAGTCATGGAAGTCATCACTGTTTCTGATATCTTCAAAATCAGGATGTCTCTCATTCAATCGCTTTTCAGCATCTTTACGAATCAGTTCTTTCTCTCGTTGTTGGAGAGCTTCTAACTTAGCTTCAAGGTCTTTGGACCTTTCAGAAGCTTGTAAGTGTGAAACTGTTTCAACAACTTCATAAACATCTGGATACTCTTTTTTAAATGCTTCAAGTTCTTCTTGAGACTTCGGAGCTTTGTAGGTTTGTCTATTTTTAGTAGCTTCTTCTAATAGCTCTTGCTCTCTTGATTTAAACTCACTAAGCTTTGTATCGTAATGTTTCTTTAAATCATCGTATCGCTTTTTGTAGTCTGGTCGCTTATAAGGTTTATCCTCACTTGCTTCCTCTTCTACAGGTTGCTCTACTTCCTCATTACTAGTTACTGATTGTGGTTCTGTAAAAAACATACCATCAGCACTTTGAAATGGTTTATCTGCTTCGTCACTATGCCATGATTTTTTTTCGTTATAAGGATTGGCATTTTCCTCTTTTACGTTAGTAGTCATATTCTTCTCCTACTCAGGGCTTCATTTAAAAGGTAGCTGCATATGTCGACTGTGCAGGGCTTTTATTTTAAAGGTAGCCTTTCGGTTAATCTATGATAGGGTGCTTATGACATAAGGTAGCCCTATCGCCTAATATTAGCTTACAGGGGAAGACCTACCTGTCATCATTTTTCGAGTTCGTATTTCTTCGACTAACTCTTCTTCCTCTTGCTCAGTTGCTTGAGGTCCAACAGTTTCTCGTTGTACACGAATTTCTTGTTTGACAGGTTCTGGTTCAGTAGGTTCAACCACAAAAGTTTCACCTTCTTCCAGTACTTCGCCTCCGTAAACAAATCCTTGTCTTTCATCTGCTCTTTGTTCTGCATCTTTCATCATACGCATCAATTCATCAGCTCCGATTTCTTCTACAGCTTTAGCAGTAAAGACAAATTCTCCGTCAGATAACCTTGCAGGTATGCTGTCGGATATGCCATTGCCCGGACCCTCAACGAGTCCAGCTCCAGCAAACTCTTGAGCAACATCAATCACTTTATCAAATAGTAAAGCTAGTTGCTCGTCTTGTTCTAGTTTATCTTGAAGCATTTCTTCTTCTTCTTCAGACAATGCTTCGTCTAATATAAAATCTAAATAGTCCTCTTCCATATCTTCATCAGAGGCCATTTGTTGTTCTTGTTGTGGTTGCATAAGCATAGCCATTTGACTATCAACATCACCACCTTCTTGGAAAACACCACGACCTTTCAAGATATCGGCTTGTGTAATTTTACCGTCTTTGTTTAAGTCTGGGAATTTAGCCATTATTTTTCCTTAGCTCTTCCTATATTAAGGGCAAACCAATCTAATATTTTATATGCTTTCCCTACTAATTTATCATCAGCAGGTGTTGGTGTTAATGCAGCTATCAATGAACAAATTGATACTAACCACGGTATAACACTCACGAGTTTAAGTATTGTATCTAATAAATCTAACATTTATTTCTCCTCTTCTTTTCTATTTAGAGCTTCTTCAACCTGTAATGGCAGTTGCTCTATTCGTACCAGAGAACTCACTTTCCCCTGCAACCGGTACATTTCCTGTTCCGATGTTGCCACCACCAGTCCCTGTAGGTCCAAGGTCTTGAGGTTGTGCAGGTGTTCCAGCAAGGCCTCCCATAGGTCCCTGTCCTTGACCAGCCTGTTCAGCTTCCGTGCCAATGTTTTGTCCAGCATTTTGCATTCCTATTATTTGTGCCATCATAGCTGCTTCTTCAGGGTCATTCAGAATTTCATCTGGGTCTAAATCCAAGCTATAGGCAAGTTCACTAACCAATTTAGAAATTTTAACAAATGGTGCAATAGCAGGACTCTGTGCAGTTTGTAAGAACATTGTCAGTCTTTGACTTCTAACTTCTTTCTGCATCAAGCTATTAGTACCTGTTGCTCTAACTTCTAAATCACCTTCCACATCTAGAGAGCCTTCAAAGAACTGCATGTTCCATTGAAAGAAAGACTCGCCTAGTGGTCTTAATAAAAAGTCATCTAAGTTTTTGACAACTGTTTTAATATTTAAACTAGCAGCACCAAGCAACATAGACATACCTGAAGCAGTCCTTGTCATACTTTGTACACCAGTTTGACCATGTGAATATGATGGTATGCCGGTTTGTTCATCAGCAAGTTGTCTAAACTTGTCGAACATCATCATATTCTCTGGAGCAGTATTTGGAAACTTCACACCATGTATGGCTTGTCCCGGCATCCCAGCTTGTCGTCTGAATATTTTACCCGGATATATTTCCATAGACTGTCCACCAACTAAAGCTGACTCATCGACATCAAAGACGAGAGAACCAGCCATCGCTAGATTATCAACAGCCAT